AAAAACTAAGTATATATTTTAATTTGTATTATTCATGTATGTTACTTTAGATATAGAAACATTAGATATATATAATATATATTTTAGTGAAAAACAAAAAAACAATGTTATACAAAATTGTTTCTTTTCAAATATATATTATTCAACTCTTTATTATACTCTCAATAATCTTGTATTCTTTTTAGAATTTGAATTTACTACAACATGCCCTGAAAAAAATCAGCTGTATTTTAACACAAATAATCCACACAATACAAATATTATGCACCATATTCAGCACATAGAAAAACAATTGCTCACATATTATAAAAAAAATACGAATGAACTTCAAATACAATATACACTCTATCCACAACTAAAAAAAGGATATATAAAATTGATAATGAACACGACTGTAAAAAATGTACCTTTATTGCTGAGAATATCCGGTATTTGGGAAAATAAACAAGGTGAAATCGGGTTGATTTATAAATTTTTAAAAGCCAATAGTACAAATATGAATTCAAATAAATTCGTTCAATTTGAGTCTACATGAATCTTTGCGATTTAAGATAATATCATTTAGGCTTGTCATCTGTTCTCTTTTCAATAACATTGCTGTAATAAGTATGTATAATCCAACTACTAATATTAAGCATGATCAACAAAAACAAACTACATAGAATAATATACATGTTAATTTTTTTGGCGTCAAAAAATATATCGGATGGATCTGTATTTAGAATAGTCTGAATAAAAAACAAAAATACTATCGTCTGTATAAGATATAGTAAGTGAAAAACCATCAATAGCTCGTTTCCTTTTCGCAAAGGATCCAAAAATACAATATTGTCATGATTTGAATACTTCTGTACATCTTCTAGTCGATTTTTGAGAAAGAGATAAATGATGTTTGGAACAAGTAATAGCAGTGTTGGTACAATAACTCCACTTACAATATAATACATTTTGTATGTTGTAAATTTTGTAATGGTCAATGCAGATAATATCACAAGAAATATTGATATTATCTCATATCCAATATTATTGATGGAAAAGTTATTATTGTTTTCAATAGTTGGGCGAATGAATAGAATAGACTGGAAAACGACGACGAAAATACTTATAAACCAAAACGCTAATGTATATGATTTTTTCATTTTTATATAATATGATGATATAATTATAGAATCGTATTATATAATATAATTGAATTTTATACATAAAAAATGAAATTTGAGAGAAACATATTTCTTGATATAATCAAAGCAACGATTTGATTCGATTTGTATGTAAAAACAATAATTTGGATCTATATGCAGTTTCATAAAATTTTATTTCGCGTGTCATATTGTACATGTAATCTAGGTATTTTTGTCGACTTGTTTCGTTCATTATACTATATCTTTGAACATATTCACTCATAATTTCATAAAATGATTCATGTAACTCAACAAGTATTTGTTTCATGTCATTAGAGGATTGTCTTTTTAACATGATAATTATCATATTTGAGATTGATGTTTTTAATACCCTTTTCATAATCTTGCTGCATCATGGATATCATTTAATAGTGGCTTAAATTGTGAATGTGTTTTTAATGACACGGTCATCGGAATTTGTTTAACAATTTCTTCTTCTAATGTTGTGTTGTTCCATTGACTTCTTTCATTCATCTTTTGAATTTGATCGGATTTCACTTTTTCCGTCACGGATTTTCTTGATTCAAATAGGAAAGTATTAGTTTCGGAACGCTTGACGAGAACATACGCAGCAATCAAGAATATTGCACCCAGTTTGTAATCATGTAGAAAAACTGCAAATGCAACAGACATTACAATAACTCTTCCCATAAAAGAAGAAATCATTGTAGAAATGTACATTGGTGTTTTAATAGGAACTAAAATGTACAGAGACAGTAAAACCATGACTACATAGGTAATTTCTAAATTCTTCGACATAATCGTATAATGTAAGTCTACATTTTTTTTACTTAAACCTATGTTATTTATACCTATTGATAAGTCAATTCAATATTAACATATGGATTCGCAACCAATAATGAAGTATTCAATGAAGGGAATTGCTATTATAAAAGAATCAATTTCTCTTAAACAACAAAACAAAATCAAAAATGACTTGACAATAACACCATATGTACCACCGACGTCTATGCAACCCAAATCTAGCTTTCCACTTTATCGAGAATCCAATCAAAAATTGTATGTACCTAGATTTTATGCCAAAGAAAAGTTCGATTTTAACGTGAATTCAGATGATTTTACAAAATATTGCGACTTTAAAACAATTTCCAATAACGATAATTTCGCGTTTGAAGGAGAACTACGACCTTATCAGAACAATATTATCAATGCTTATTTAAATGAAAGCAAAAAAAGCGGGTGTGGTCTTCTTGAGATTCCATGTGGAAGGGGAAAATGTTTAGGCAAAAATACACCTGTATTGTCGTACGATGGAAAAGTTGTATTTGTGCAGGATATTGTTAATAACGATATACTTATTGGAGATGATTTGAAACCTCGTGTTGTATCAGGTGTGCATTCTGGATACGCCAGAATGTATAGAATATCACAAGGTAATAAAGGTATCGAATACCGAGTAAATGATTCTCATATTTTAACCGTATTTGATGTACATAAAAACAAAACTATAGATATTCAAGTTGAAGAATGTTTGTACAACATGCACCGTAAAAATTGTGTTTACAGAGGGAAAAGAATAGATATGATATCAAAACAAGTGATATATACGCCATTGGAAATATTACGTGACAATGAAGATGAATATTATGGGTTTACAGTAGATCAAAATAATCGATTTTTATTAGGAGATGGTACAATTACACATAATACAGTTATGGCACTGAATATCGTAAGTCACCTGAAAGTGAAAACACTTGTAATTGTACATAAAGAATTCCTCTTAAATCAATGGATCGAGAGAATCGAACAATTTCTTCCACACATAAAAGTCGGTCGAATTCAGAGTAAAACGATACAAGTAGATAATTGTGACATTGTTATTGGAATGTTACAATCGTTATCTATGAAAGAATATAGTCCAAAATTATTTCAACAATTTGGATTAACAATTATTGACGAATGCCACCATATTGGTGCAGAAGTATTTTCTAGGTCATTATTCAAAATAGTAACCCCGTATATGATTGGATTGTCTGCTACGATGGAGCGAAAAGACCAAACATCATTTGTATTCAAATATTTTTTGGGCGATATTGTGTATTCTGAAAAACAGTCAGTAGATCGTGAAGTATTGGTTAGAACTATATATTATGAAAGCAAACACGATGAAGATTATGCAAATGTAGAATTTAATTTTAAAGGTCAAGTACATTATTCTAAAATGATAAAAAAGATTTGCGAATACGAGTATAGAACTGAATTTATTTTGCGTATACTGCAAGATATTCGAACCGAAAATGAAAACAGACAAATTATGATACTAGCTCATAATAAATCACTTTTAAATGCACTATTTAAAACGATAGAAGAGAGAAACATTGGAACTGTTGGATATTATATCGGCGGAATGAAAGAACATCAGTTGAAAGAAAGTGAAGAGAAACAAATTATTGTTGCAACATATGCTATGGCTGAAGAAGCCCTTGACATCAAAACGCTTTCTGCATTGATTTTAGCCACACCGAAAACAGATGTAACACAAGCTGTTGGACGAATACTTAGGACAAAACATGATGATACGCTAGTTATAGATATTGTAGATCAACATGACATTTTTCAGCGACAATGGCTAAAACGTAAACGATACTATAATAAGTGTAATTATACAATAAGAGAAATATATTCACACCATTATCATAATGATTTTAAAATGTGGAATAGTTTTGTAAAAAAAAAAAATACAAAACAATTACAGCAGGGAAAATGTATGATTACATTTGAATCTAAATAATTTAAAAATCAGACACAGGTAGAGATGTTGGTGACGCAGAGGGCGTAGCAGATCCGCCTCGCTTAACCCTTCTCCTACGTGTTTTTCTTGTCTTTTTCACTTTTTTTCCTCTTGACGACGTCTTCTTTGGATGTCTACCTCTCTTTTTATATGTCGACCTTTTCACTGATTGTTTTTTCTTGTATGTCTTTTTGGGATACGCTCGAAACAAACGTGTCATATATGAGTTATATAATAAACGAGAGAAATTATTTTATGCTTCGACTAATTCAAATGGAACCCATAATTTAAACGCTTGATTGTACTTGCATTTAAATCGCTTGATCAACCTCAAATTAACATGTTTATCTGGTTCAACGTTTTCAAAATCTTCTTCATCTTCACTTTCTTCTAATACGTCCAAATTGTCGTTTTCAGGAACATTGCGGAATATATGATTTAACATTTTACTTGTTTTATAATCTGGTATGCATGCATAACCACCTTCATTTTC